CGGCCCCGGGAACCCAAGTCCAGACGCTGGAGAAACTGTCCCCTCGGGAGAATACGGCGGTATTGGAGCAGCTCATCGGGTCTTCTTAACCCTGCGGAGATTGGCAAGGGGGCTCAGAAACCCGTCAATTTGCCGATGTCGAAGACCTCCGTGCCGCCCGGGTTGTTATTCCCTAGGAACTGGCCGCCCAGTTCATGCGCGCTGGCCGTAATCGTAAACGTCCCGATGTCGGTGTCGACGGCCTCCCCGATGAACTGAAGGAAGTCATGATTGTCGACTGTCGTGATCGCTGAGACTATTCCCTGAGCGCCTATGCCGAAGGAAGTTGAGACGACGCTGTCTTCCTCGCTGTTGTAAATCCAATAGTAAGGGGTCGTATCTGGGACGGCCGGGCCTGGACTGACATATGCGACTTGTCTGAACAGGTAGCCCGCATCCCACTTGAAGAACTTAACAGGGCTTTCCGTCTCCGGCCATGCCCTGGAGTAACGCGTATAGGATGCACCGTTGGTAAAACCATTAAGCACAAGCGGCGAACGCATCGAGCCCCATGTGCATGGCGGGACAGTCGTCCCTACCATCGGGCCACCGATGCGCGTCGCCATTAGACTCCCGCCCAGTAGTAACGGGCGGTATCCGTGCCGATCTTAAGACGCTCGGCCCAGACAGAGCCGGAGATGGTCTGGTCGACGGTGAAGGTATCGGGGTCGCCGACGTTGCGCGCCATGCCCATGAGGATGTAGCAATACTCGTCGGTGTCCGTGAGGGCGGTCGGGGACTGCACGATGGTCGGGTAGTACGGGTCGGTAATGTCCGTGACCGGGAAGATCGGGTTGTCTGATGCGTAGGCCTCCGTGCCCATGCGGAGATAGATGAAGGTGTCGCCCGTCGTGAGGAAGTCGATGGTCGCGGGGAGCAGCGTGCCGGAGCCAGGTTCGTCGAACGGAACAAGGTTGTTGGCCATGCCCGAGCAGACGTTCGCACGGAAGAGGAAGCTCTCCCCGCTTGCAACGGTGAAGGGGTGGAACTGGAACGGATGCTCGCAAGCGTTGTCGTCCTGAGCCGCGCAGCTTCCCGCGGTGAGGCCGATGTAATTGATGGACGTCCAGTCGGCCGGCCCGACGAACTCCTCGAACCAATCCTCGTTCGCGGGGGTCAGCCCGTTGAGGTTCGTCAGGGTGTCCGCATTGACGATGAAAGACCACGCATCAGGGGTCGAGTTCTTGTTCAGGTTGTAAGGGTCGTTCGTCTCGTTCAGGTCGTCCTGGTTGCATAGGGTCGTCCCGATGAACTGCACGGGGATCTGGAGGTCGATGGGCCCGACGATGTGCTGGTCGATGGTGAAATTAAAACCGCCTTCGCCCGGGGCTGTCGTGGCCGTGACGATGGCGATGAGCTTGACCGCGTAACCCCACTTGACCGGGTTGAACCAAGTCGTGTGGCAGTTGCCCCAGTCGCCGGACAGGCCCGTAGATGTGGCGTCATAGCCGGTCATCTTGTGCATGTTCGTCTTGTTGACGTACTCCGACGGCCCGGTCTCCGAAAAGATGGTGTTCTCGATGCTGTCCGAGGCCTTGAAGATGGACACCCATGGCTGCTCGGCGTTCAGGAGCGCCGACTCGGTGTCGTCGTTCGACTGGTTGATGTCGAACTTGCTGATCGTGATGTAATACGTCCCCGCGGAAGTGATGTTATAATGGCCCCCGTCCTCCATCCAGACGCTCGAACCCGTGCCGGCCGTGCGGGTGATGCCTGTGCCGTAGACGGCCACCTTGCTGATCCATGACTGGCGCTGGTCGTTGTGAGCGCCGAGCTTGATGCGCGGCATATTGCTCTGCGTGAAGAAAACCGTCCCCTTGGCGAGCTGAAGCTTGTTGACTCCATCGACCTTCTTTACGCCGACTTGGAACTGTTGGACGATTGTCGCGCCAGACGGATCCCATTCGCTCCAGGGGCGTTCAATGTTCAGGTTCGTCCCGAGGCTCGAGGACGTGAAGGTATAACCGACTCCGGGCTGGATGCTCATGCTCCTGAGATGTTGATATAAGTGAGATTGTCCCAGCCTTCCTTTGCATAACGAATCTCATAGTTCACCTTATAAAGTGACCCGAACTCCTCGACGTTGACTTGTGAAAGAAGGTTCTTGTGGCCCCAGGAGGTAGTCCCAAAAGGAGCCCAATCAGGGAGAAGTGGGTATTCAGAGCCCCAAGACCTGGTCGAGGTGGCCGTGTTCAAAAGGGCGAGAAGGCCTTGGACGAAAGTGACGTTGTTGTAATACACGACGCCAGTGTAGGTCGTGGTCGTGGCAAGGTATTGCGTCTTGCCGTAAAGTGAAGGGTACTCGGGATTGACGAACCCGATGAAGCGTCCGCCGTTTTCCTTTTCAAAGCACGTTCCGTTCGCCCCTAGATAGGCCGGAGCGCCGTTGACGTTGGGCGCAAGGTTGTCGGGGTCGTCTTGGACATAGGGAGGAATGCCGGCGAGAGCGATGGCGAAAGGGACTGCGTTGAAAAAGAAGTTCGGATGGCTCGTGATGTTCTCCGCGGTCAGGCCGTTGGCTGCGGAGGTGTTCGCGTTGGTTCGGTTGCCGGCGTTGATGGCGGGGTCGATGCCGACGTAGTCCACCTTCACCGTCTTATACTGGAGGTTGTCGTATGACGTGCTCGACTTGTGCGCCTTGAGGTAAGTCAGGCCGCCGAAGTCCAGGGGCTCGCCGCGTTGAGTGACCGGGACGGAGGTCGCCCAATCGCATTTGTAGGTAGCCGACGCGGTGACCAGTCCGAAGCCGTCAGAGATGAGGGTGATCCCGGGCTGAATCAACTCCGAGTTCAGCGTGTTACCTGTGTTTACAATGGTCATGATATGTTAAAAAGATCCCGCCTTTTGTACGGGCAGGGGGACGGTCTCAGTGAAAGGAGCCGGCACGGTGCCTCCCTTTCTCATGAGGTTCTGCTCTTCGAGGACGGCTTTGATTTCCTCGAGGACTTCGGTCTGCCTGGTCATCGCTTCCATGACCGGGTTTGCGCCGACGCCGATCACGCTGCCGAATCCTTCGGGGCCCTTGAAGGTGCCGTCCTTTGCGTTTTTACTTTCTAAAGCTGCACCGCTTTCGGGGTCATTTTGAATGTCTTCTGAGAGCATTCTTTGAACTTCTTTTTGAAGCTCAGGGTCTTTGATTGCCCTGTGAGATGCGGTAAAAGGTTTGATAGAATGTCGGCCCGCTTGGATGTCTTTCCATAATTGTTTGCCGCGCGGGTCTTTAGAAAGAAATTCTTCGGTCGTCGTGATTCTTTGGGTCTTTGCTTCTTCTGTTGATTCTTGGCTCTGCTTTTGTCTTTCGCGCTTTCTGGCCCAGTACTTGTCCTCCGCAGACATGAGCTTGTTTGTGTCATTGATTGCTGCCTGGTTTGCGTCCTCTCGTTTCTTTTGATTATCCGCAATAAGTTTACCAATCAAAGCCATCACCCCGGTAAGCAGCGCCATCGGCCCGAGGAAGGAAAGGAAGATACTCTTGAAAGAATTGCTGAAGGCTTCTCCGATTCCTTTTAACTGTTTATCGAAATTGCTGACGGCCGTCTTGGCCTTGTCCATAGCCTTGGGGACGTCCGAGGTCGTCTTGATGTTTACGGTCAGGTCTTGGCTCATCGTCTCTTTACCCTGCGGGATTGGCAACGGGGGCTTCGCCTTCGCCGGCCTTAAGCTGCTCCTCGATATAGGCCTCCTCCTCCGGCGACATGATCGCCACGTCCGCACCCTTGCGCATGGCGAAGGCCGCGTTCAGCCAGATGGCCTGACACTCGGGCATCTCCCACGCCCGCTTCTCGTCGATGCCGTTCGCCACTAGGTTTGCCACAATCGACAGCGGCCAGGGCGGGCCTTTGCTTCCTCCGCTTTTCTTGTTCGTTTGCTCCCAGAACTTCGGCCAGTCGTGAATCAGAATATAATCAGAGAAGGCTTTTAGCAGACGCTCGAAATGTGGAAAGTTTTCGTTAAGGTATATGACGCGCATCTTATCGATGAACCCGAGTCCGCCTAGGGGCTCCTCGGCGCAGACCTGGCAGGCAAAGATAAGGTCGGACGGGGTAACACCGCGGGAGCCGGTGACCAGGGGAGAGTCAAAGGCATGCAAGCGCACGCGGTACTTGAGGCACCACGGGTAGAGCGTCCTGCCTAGTAACTTGAACGGGGCAGGGTCTACCTGGCTATTTAGGAAGCGCCTATCCACTTCCCCTAGACTACGCCCCTTGCGGGGGTGTCAATTAATAGCTGATTTCTTCGTACGACTCAGCAGTGACCGAGACGCTGACGAAACCTTGCGAGCTGCCACGGTCGTCGACCTTGGTGATCACGCCGGAGAAGGAGACCGAAGCGGCGCCGCCCGGATAAGCCGAAGCGGTTTTCGCGGTGAAGGAAAGGGTCGCTCCCAGCTGCGGGACGGAAGTGGCCTTGGCCACGCCCTCTATGGTGATCTCGGACTTTCTGTCATCGTAACGGGCGGTTACCGTGAGGCCGGACTCATTGACCACCGTGCCGGTGTTGTTGAATCCAGAGCTGACCGAATATGATTGCACGAAAAGCGAGGCCTGTTGGCCCGGCCCGATTCCATACAAGCACACGACGCCTTTGTTTACTTCGCTCATCTTACTCCTGCCCTAATTGGCAACCTACTCGGGGTTGAGGCATGTGAGGATGTCGAAGGCAAACGAAGTCGCCCAAGAGCGCTCGTCGATGCCCTCGTCTTCGGAGCGGTATGTCACGTCGTAACAGAGGGCGTCGCCGGTCACCGCGAAGGCGTCTTGGATCAGGCCCACGCTCCGCATGCAATCGGACAGCGCAGCGCATCGGGCACGGTGCACGGCGAGGGTCGTGTCGTCGGCGTTCGAGAACAGGGTCACGCGGACGGAGCAATCGAAGTTGCCAAGGCCTTCAGGAAGGTCACCAGGGGCCCGGGCGGAGTCGCAGAGAACGACGGCCTTTGGTAGGGTCTGGGTCGCGGCGCTGTCACCCGTAAGGATGGCTACGCCGGCGAGTCCAGCCTGGGCGGTGAGGTAGGTCGCGAGTGTTCCCTCGACGATGTGGCGGATGGATTTGGTGAAGGCCATGTTATTTGCGGTTAAACTTGTCGACGGGTTTCTTCATGCGGTGACGCATCATGGCGGGCATCTGCTTGACGCGGTTGCCGTAGACTAAGCCGAGGACTCCTGCCTCGTCGGCGATGCCGTTGATGTTGCCTAGAGTGTTTGTCACGGCGATTTCTGCGATCTTGTCGGTGAAGGCGGTCACACTACGGCCGGCCACACCAGAATGCGAGGTAATCCATGAGGCCTTCCGAAGCTCGGCGCCGGGTTCGCCCTGCTGGCCGTTCATGTCCTTAGGTCGGGGAAGACTTGCCATACCTTTTGCCCAGCCGGACTTGACGGCGCCGACCATCTTCTGCCGGGCCTCAATGTATTCCTTAAGCTCGTTCTTATCCTGCACGAGTAACTTGGCAGAGATGGCACGTTGCCCTTTCTTTATGCGTCCGCCGAAGCGGCTTTTGACCTGGTTATGAATGGGCCTAAGGTCACGCACAAAACCCGGAGTGCCGTATTCGCTCTTAACTGGGTTCGCCCTGTTCAGGAAGTTCTTGGCCTTGGCAAAGGCCCGCTGCTTGTCGGCGTCGGCTGCGATCTTCGAGAGGATGCTGCGCTGGCCGAGCATGCCAGAGAGTTTGCCGCCGTCAGTCAGGCGGGTGAACATGCCGAAGTCGCCCGTCTTCACGGCAAAGGCCATTTGGTTGACGATGTTTCCAGCAACGCCCCTTTCCGAAGAGTCGTTTGCGGCCACGAAGATCTTGGAGATGTCGCCGGCGACTGCCTTCATGCCCGCCTTCTTCGCGCTAGGGCTTAGTCCATTGCCCCCGCCGCGGGGAAGGGGAGGGGTGAACTTGGCCGCGTCCTGACAGGCAAGCATGCCCTGCTCGAGCACGGCGTCGCGCATGGTGATCTTCATCCCAGCTGCGAACTGGCGACAGGCCTCCACGAACTGAGCGAGTGACTTCGGCTCGATGGCGCCTTTCTTGGCCATTACTGGTTGTCGTCGATGACGACGAGGGTGACCCAAGCCGAACCGGGCTTGTAGGTCTGGGTCGTGATGCGGACGTTCTTCCCGCCGGCCACGATCTTCTTGCCCTGGGCGAGGGAGGCGATGGGGGAGCCGCCGACGATGATGGCCGTGGAAGCCCCAATAGACCCATCTGGAAGGCTCCAGGAGGCCGTTGCGGCGGGGAGGCGGACATTGTACTGGGTGCGCTCCATATACCCCCCTGCCTCAAGCACGGTCTGCACGGCGGGGTCGGAGATGAGGCAAGCGAATGTAATCGCTCCAGAGTTGGCCGAACCGGGCACGGAAAAATCGGCGCACATCTCCTTCGCGTCAGGCAGGAACTCAGCGTACAAACTCATAACCCTGCGGCCATTGGCAAACAGGCACAAAAAAGGGGCCCCTTGCGGAGCCCCCGTTTTCGATGTCAGGCCGATTAGGCGGTGACGTAACGGACAGCCGAGGTGCCGCGGCCCTTGTTAGCGCCGATGAGGATCTGAGCGATGCAACGGATGTTGCCCGTTTCAGCCTGACCGACGAGAACCTGGACGGAGAGACCCGACTCAGCGGTGGCGACGCTGGCGTTGAAGCCGGCGATTTCAGCCATGGGCACCCCAGTCGCCACGAGGAGCGAATCCGGGCCGATAGCCACGCCCGCGAGATTCTCGACGGCGGGGATCTGGTTCCACTGGTAGATGTCCATGCCGGAGACCTGGCCGATGGAGCCGGAGGTCACGACGGCGTTGGCAGCCGGGTTGAGGGAGCCGTAGATCTTAGCGTCGTTGCGGAGGCTCTTGAGGTAGCCGTTGCCCACGAGGAAGGAGCGGGGTTCGCCGGCCTTGGCCGTGTCGAGGAGGAACTGGGCGTTCACGACGTCGTCGTAGCCGAAGTCCGCGAGGGCCACGACTTCTTCGGTGGCGAAGTTGGCGGTCGTGAAGACGGCGCCGATTTCAGCCCAGCACTTGTCGACGATGGCCTGAGCGGCGGTCTTCGCGTAAGCGTTGATGAGGTACTGCATGCCGTACTCCTGGATGTCCAGGGGCGAGAACTCGTCGACGTACTTGAAGTGCTTCAGGGTGACCGAGGAGTTGGTCATCGTGGCGCCATCGACATCCGCGAGGGTGTTGGTGGCCTTGTTGAACTCCGAAGCTTCGCCGGCGCCCATGATCGGGACGAAGACGGTTTTGCCCGCGCGGCCGACGGAGGCCGAGAGGTTGACGGAGATGTTGTTGAGGATGGGCAGCTTGCCGGCGACAGTCTGGACGATGTAGTCAGACAGGATAGCCGGAGCGGTAGGGAGGACGGTAGCCATAGTAGTGTGTTAGGGAGTGAGGGTTAGAGGGAAATTAGGAAAGGGTGCCGGTAAAGGTCTCAAACTTACCCTGAGTGACTTCAGTCCTGAATCGGTGCTGATAATCAATACGGTAGTTTACGGGGCCACCGGCCGGGGTGTCGTCAATCTGGATGTTGAAACTAAGGGTAGTCTTGCCGGAGTTGGCGGCGGCGTCGGCAGCAATCTGAGACCAGGATGCGGTCAGCAGTTCGCCTAGGCGGGTCGTCAAAGAATCAGGAAGGGCCATGTTAGAGAGAGATGAGAGCGGCCTTGTGCGCGTTGAAGAACGCGATGCGGGCCTGACCAGCGGGGAGGGCGAGGTAAGCGGCCTTGATGTCGGCGTTGCTCATCTTGACCGGGGAGTCGCCCTTCGGAAGTTCGACGGGCTCGGTGCCGAAGGAGGCGACGATCTTCGCGGCTTCCTTCGAGGCGGTGGCCTTCGAG